CGGATAACTCCTGCATCAGAACCTGTCCAGTATTTTGCAACTTCTGCAACACGAAGCTCAAGAGCTTCATCACCGACCATTCCTTCTGCGCAAAGAACACCATCCCCATCGGATAATGGGAAACCGTCTGGCATAATCCAGAGACAGATGCCATAAGCACGCTCTGGAACCCACATATTTTTACTTTTAATCATGTCAGAAGTCATTTGATTCAATTCTACATTACTTTCTTTAAATTATCTACACATTGATGACAGTTTTATTCAATTAATGAGCAATGTTGTCTTTGATAAGTTTGATTTCTCAAGAATCTGTGCTGCAGTAGCTTTCTCCGATTGCATCTGCAGCCATTCCTGCATACACACCAGCGAAGTCAATTGGAAATAGTTTGTCTAAACCATCCTGTTTATATTCTTTTTCTGTAATCTGAGTGTACGGCATTTGTGGGTAAGTAAAGTTGCCTTGAGGTAGGAACGAAACAGTTTTAAGCTGACCATCGTACATATGAAGAACAGTTCCAACTTGATCTTTTTCCTTTTCAGCATCAAATGAGATTGTTACCGATACAGAGTTATCAGACCAGTAACGCTGGGCTACTGATGCAATCGCCATTTTCTCAAATATTGTCACATCCTTTTCAGAACGCTTAGCATTTGATTTAATCGGGAAGAAAACAACACTTGTTGTATCTGGAGATTCAGAAGCTGGCTCAACACGGTAGTTAGCCATTTTGAACAGAGGAAGCATTGGGTCATCATTTGCAAAACGAATTGCACGATTGAAGTATTCTCCACCCGGAGTCCAATGAACTCCCGGAGATTCTCCTGCCAGAATAGAAACAGTTCCCGAAGGCTTAACTGTTGTCATCTTGATTGATTCACGGATACCGAACCACTCTGAGTAAACATTGTCGTAACGCTTAACTGTCTCGTAACCCTGATCCATCCATTCACGAAGTGTCGGAACCCCATGATTGTCAGCAAAGTTTGCGATGCCAGACATTGATGTTCCAATACGGCGATTTCTCTGCATAATTGCATTTGTCTTTTCCCAATGAGTCGGAAGAAGAGTAACGGTCTTTGCATAAAGATAAGCGAACTTTAATGTGCGCTTATAGTCATCAAGAGACTCATGGCGGTTGAGATATGTCTCAACGAGGGTGCAACATTCGTATGATTCAAGAGATTGCTCTGCGCATGGGTTGTATCCAGCTACACGCCAGTCCTTGTTGTTTGGTGGATCAATTAGACGACCATACTTACGAGACATATCCAACCAGATGACTCCGGGTTCTCCGTTGAGAGCAATACTTTCAACAATGTGAGATAGATCTTCGCCAACATTTGTTTCTACAGAATTGTTGCTCATCCAAGCCCATCCCTGATTCTCTGGATCATAAGAGTTACGCTCTGGGAAGGCTTCTGCGTTCTTTAAATTCAAGAAGGTCTCATCGTTGTGTCTACCGATTAGAAGTTCAGCAGAACGGCGTACATTGCCCGATACAACACAAACTCCAATCATGTTGCCAATGTCTGCAATATCAACTCGTGTAAGTTTTTGACCTGCACGACCTAGGAACATCTTACGAATATATTTGTGCAACTTTTCGAGCGGTTCATGACCAGCAGCTGTACCACCAAATGTTTTAATAGGTGCTCCTGCTGGGCGAATCATTGAGTAGTCAAAAACAATCGGACTCTGTTCTGGTTTCAAATAAGAGTTGATCAGGTCAGCGGTTGATTGCATCCACCCTTCACGAGTGTCATCAATAACCTGAGTGATTACTGGGCGAATTGATTCATGGATGGTAAAATCTTTATCAGCACCCTTGTCGTCAAAGCCAACACCCACTCCGAGCATTGATGCTTCCATCAGAAATGCAAATGGCTCCGCCGGATTGTCCTTTGACATTTCTGCAGTAGATACAAAAGCACAGTTTTGCAAAGCAGCAGAGTTTCTCTGAACATTTACAAGTTCTGTTCCCATAATCCAAAGACCACGACCCGGTGGTGTCCATTTAAGGTTGAACAGGCGGTCAAAAGCTTCTTTGGCACTTGCCTGAGCTTTTACACCATTCCAAGGAAGACGATTCTTTCGGCAATGATCTTTTTGCAAGGAATACATCCCGTTAATCACACGCTCACAAACATCAACCCAAGTTTCCTTGGTTCCATCTGGCTTCTTGCGAGAATATGTGCGAAGAAAGGTGATTTCTCCAACAGAGTTGCCGGCTGCATCCTGATAGCCGAATGGTGCTTTTTTTGGGCGATATGTTGAAATGTAATCTTCGCTTAGCTTGAAGGAAAAGAAATCTTCCCTAGGATTATTATTGGTCATTGAGGCTCCTGTAGTAGTAGGGTTTAATATTATCAATTGGGAAGCTACACCGCACCGATTAGTGCTTAGGACTAAATGTAATTTTTTTCGAATTCGGCGTAACGATTTAGAATCATATCAGCGACAGAAGCCCATGAGTGCTTTTCGTGAATTGTTTTTGCCGAGCGCAATGCAAACTTTTTGAATTCTTCATATTCGTTTGTTACATTTGTCATCAAGTTGATCAATTCTTCAAAATCAGGAGTTGCCCACATACCTGTGTCGGTACCGTACTGATGAGAATGATATTCTGCGTCTGAAAACTCAGCTGGCAGAGGAATCCCGTAATGCGAGAAATCTTTACAGCCCGTTAAGTCAGTTACGATTGTAGGTAATCCTGTAGCCATTGCTTCAAAAGGAATCATTCCAAAGCCTTCACCGCTAGTAGGGTAAATGAGGCAGTGGCATTTGTGATATAGATTAATTAATTGATCTGTATCATATGATTCTGGAATACCAATAATCTGAGGATGAGAGGTAGCTTGTACTAATCTATTGTCAACATACACTTCTGCGTGACAGAAGTTATTGTATTTAAGAATTAATTTATAATCCATATTACCGTCAAATAACTCTAGGAAAGCATCAACAGCAAGTTGTGCGTTCTTACGCTTAGAGTCTCCACCTACATGTAGGAAATTAAATGTTTTGGATAGTTCTCTTTCTTCAGGAAGAAATTCTTCAGATACTCCGTGAGGAATTACATAAACATTTTCATTGACATTGGCTTTATCATAAACATCTTTAACAAAGCTAGAGGTAGCCCAAATCTCATTACACAAGCTCATATTGTATTTCCATCCAGAAGGAATCTTTGTAGATTCCCAAGGGGTATATCCTACTTTATAGTCATTATTTAACTGATAATAATGAGGTTGACAAAAGTTAATATGAAAGGGTATCTCAGTTCTGTTGTAGAATACACCTATTTTTTTAGATTGTAATGCTCTAATAGTACTAATAGCAGCGTTGGCATATCCTTGACTAGCCCAAAGCTCGCCACTGATATCAACATTACTCAAACTGAACCAGCTGATTTTTTTCATATTCTCCTTGGGACAACTCTACTGCTTACTTGAAGCTTTCAGAGCTGATTGATAAACAGTTTACACCCTTTTCAATCAACATTAGTGCGTGTTCCTCAGATATTTCACAAGTTATTGGCAAATCTGTGTAAACACATCTTGCAGCAGCAATGTAAAAGTCATCAAACTTAGTTATCCCAATACAATCGGAATCAAGAATGACTGCAGGTCCGCACTCATCCGATTCAACAATTGCAATAATTTTCATATCCAAATTTTACCATCCAAGCTATTATCAGTATACTTAAGCATACTTATATAACAATAAGCATACTTGTATAACTAGCATACTTAGTATACCGGCGCATCCCAGATGCGAAGCATATCAATTTTTTATGAGGAATGTGCGGATTACTAAGAATTTTTTGATAACATAGCTTCATGACTTATACTACCGTTCACGATATCCTAGACAATGGCGAAATTGAATTACTTAGCTGTATGGCATCTGACATTGATGTTGTTAATGCTGCAAAAGTTAGTTTTGCTACTTATGTTAAAGAGTTAGATGAATCTTCAATTGGCTTAATTAAGTATCTTATGAGGAACAAACATGCAACACCGTTTGAACACTGTGTATTTAAGTTTAGAATTAAAGCTCCAATTTTTGTCACAAGAGAGTGGATGCGTCATCGTTGGTCTTCGTTTAACGAAATGAGTATGCGCTATCATCAGCCTGAAAACATTGATTACTACACTCCTTCTTATGATAAAATTCGTAAACAAATCGGTAAACCCGGAGCATATAAGTTTGAAGAGATCTCTGACCCCGAAGTTAAAGATGCTTTTTATTCAATTTTTCAGGACACAATCCTTCATGCAGATGAAGCTTATTATAAACTGATTGAGCTTGGTATAGCCAAAGAAATTGCTCGCTGTGTATTGCCAGTTACTCAATATACTGAGTTTATTTGGACAGTTAATGCAAGAAGTTTAATTAACTTTATTTCATTAAGAAATGAAAGCAATGCTCAATATGAAATTAATGAATATGCAAAAATAATTGAAAACATCTTTCAGAAAACAATGCCTATTTCGCACGAAGCCTTTATTGAATCAGGTAGAATTGCTCTATGAGTAGATTTCTTTATGTTGTAGCCTATGTGATGTTTGCATCATTTATAATCAGAGTGGCTATTATCGCTGGCTGGTCACACGATCCCGGATATATTGGTCCAGCTCTACTGGTTTTTGTAGCTGGTTTTATATTGGCAACTCAACTTAATGAATCCTGAAGACATTAATCAAGAGTATTTGAATACAAAAAAATTACTCCTGATTAGCGATACATGGTATCCATATCCATATATCACTAATTTTTTAAAGAACCTAACTTCAGGCAAAGTCTTTGTATATTCTTCACCAGCCTCAACTGCTAAATTTATTAAAGTATATCTTAAAGTTTTTGCAAAAAGAAAAGTTAATTTAATAAAAGATAAAAACTTTAATCTTTTTTTTGACGACAAAATTAACGAATATGTTGTTGTTGTGTTTTTTGGTAAAAAAAGAGTCCCAGAAACCGCTATACTGGAGATTGTTACAAAAAAATTGCTCACATCGTACCAAGATGTGATGCTCGTGTACCCGGATGGAGTTGATTACGATGAGGATAGTCCCTTATTCAAATGATGGTGATTTAGAAGACCTTGAAACGCTAACCATCATCATCAAAGCTGTCCCTTTTGAAGATAGCTTTATTCCAGCATTTTATATTTCCTCTCCATCTGAGGATTATATGATGTCTATTGATGAGCTTTCCGCCTTAATGGATGGAATTGAGATTGCAAACAAGTCAGTGGATGATATTATTGACTACATATTGAATTCAAAGGCGGAGGAAGAATGATTTTTGGTCAACTAATTAAAGATTTTCCATACCCTGTAAAAGTGTGTCCATACTGCATGAAAGAGATGAAAACCATAAATGCTGTTCACTATGAACCGGACAAATATCAGTACAAAGCTCTATATTTAGATCCTAATCCTGAGTGCCCAGTTTATGACGAAGGTGCTCGAAAAGCCTATGCAAGAATCTATTACTCATCAGAAGATGCATACATTGCGTTCCACAACATAAGTATTCCTGTCCAAAGATGGGAAAGAGATGACCTATATAGCTATTACAAGTGAAATCATGATAAAATAGACACACTATGTCTGATGAAAAGCTTAATACAAAAGAAGTCGAAAATTTGCTGAAATCAGAAGACTTAATTAATGGATTCCCAGCTGCTACTCAAGATATTTCAGTAAATATTCGAAATAGACAAGAATGTATTGATGTAGCCAATTATGGTCCAATGAATCCCCTTATTGGTAATGATGAATACTGGCAAGCTAGGGCTGATGTTTACAAGACCTCCATTGAGGAGGCAAAATCTTCAAGATGTGCTAACTGTGCAGCTTTCATTCAGACTACTGATATGAAAGAAGCTATTGCACAAGGTCTTGGTGGTGAAGAAGAAGCTTATGCTGTAGTAGAGGTTGCTAATCTTGGTTACTGTGAAATCTTTGACTTCAAATGTGCAGGTCTTAGAACTTGCGATGCATGGGTCTTAGGTGGACCCATCACAGATGTTAACATTAGTGCTAATAAATTTGAGGAATCTCAAGAAATTGCATTAAATGTAATAAACAATATTAATTTAATTAAAGGAGAATAATATGAACTATTCAAACAATATGAAGAAGATGGCTGAAGACCATACCTCAATGAAGTCATGGCATGAAGAGATGGCTAAAACAGCTGCAACTCAAATGCAAGACCACATCAAAGCTGCGTCTTGGCACGAATCACAAACAGACATGATCAAAGGCATGATGAACGAGGTACCTCTTGACCCAGAGAAGAAAGTTACTTCAATCCCCACAGCCGGATCAGCTTCAACACCAACTTCTGGTGCTGGCAAGACCTCCCCTGCAAAGGAAGTCCCATTGGACCCCGAGTCCGTTAAGAAGGGTGACCTAGTTTCCCTTCTTAAGAGCCATGAAGCAGAGTTTGGTTCGTTTGATATGTCTGCTGAAGACATCGCAAACTTCTTGCTTGCAGAGTAAGACCGATGGAGGTGGTTTACGCTGCTCTCGTCACAACACTTGGGGGTGTTTTTGTATCTTTGATACAAAAATCTCGTAAAGAAAACAAACAGGATCACGGAGCAGTCACAGAAATGATTAAGCTGCTTCATTCTGATGTAACAGTTATTGACCAAAAACTTGATCAGCATATTGATGACCATTTAAAAGAAAATATTTAACAAACTACGATATACTAAGTTTGGGGCACTCTTTGGCGGGTACTATTTCGAGAGATTAGACCTGATATCTTGGAGTGCCCCATTAGTATCTAAAGGCAGAAATGACAACAATTGTAGGAATCCAAGGCGATGATTATGCAGTTATCTGTACCGACTCAAGAGTTTCATCTTTTGATGAATCGGGTATGGCTTATCAAATAACCACCCTAGGAACAGGTAGTAGCAAAGTTGCCCAGAATGGCAGATATCTTCTTGGGGCTGCCGGAGATGTTAGGGCTATCAACATTCTACACCACGCTTTCATCCCCCCAGTCCCCACCTTCACAATATCTGGTCCAAAGCTTGACCAGTTTATTACTCAAAAGTTTGTACCAGCTTTGCGTGAGTGCTTTGAGAGTACAGGGTATGCAATGCCGGACAACGACACAAAAGACCACATTGCCGAGCATTCATCACAAATAGTCGTGGTTATTAACGGGACAATCTATATTATCGATGGCGACTATTCTTGGACTTCAGACAAAGCTGGTATCTATGCCATTGGCAGTGGCTCATCTTACGCCCTAGGAGCCTTGCACGCCCTAAGCAACGGCAGAGAGCTTCCTCTTGCCAAAGCAAAGACAGCTATCAACAAAGCCCTATCGGTAGCGTCTAAATTTGACCCATATACAGGTGCTCCGTTCCAAACTTTCGTTCAACAAAAATAATTTATAAAACCGAGTTGATTTTCTATTCACGAGGTGTAAACTGTCTACTCTAAGGAAAGGAATCTAATGATTACTGAAAAAGAAATTAAGTCTATTCTAGACAAAACCCCCAGCGAAAGCTACCGTGAGGTTGCTGCAGCTCTTACCGGAGCAAAGAATCAAATGTCTGTTTCTGAAACAGCAAAATTCTACAGTGTCCCCTCAGCTTTTGTTAAAGAGGTTTGGGAAAAACATGGTTTGCTGTCAACAAACGCAGTCTCTTCAGAAGGCAAGCGCTCACGCAAAAGTGGTGTTATTGAAGCCTACCTTAAGGAAAACATCGGTAAGACGATTACTCCGCAAGATCTAGTGTCTGCAACAGGTATCTCTATGCCAACCTTCTACAACTATTACAACGCAAACAGGGGTTTCTTTAAGAAGATTAAGCGTGGTCAATTTGAAATTGTTGATCCAAACAAAGAGCGTCAATCAAGTAAATAATGGTCCTCTCTAATCTACTCTCAGCAAAACTTTCAGAATCTTGGGAAGAAGCAGCTTCTCTTACTGTTAAAGAGCTATTCAAATTTATTTCTGAAAATGAAGAACTTTTTGCAGATATCACAAGAGATGTTACTTTGTGTAACAAGGTGCTTGGAAATGATTTTGTTGAGAATATGAGGACTATTGTTGATTATATGATCACAGTAAAAGTTTGGGATCATGACAAAACAAATGACTTTGAAGTAGCATCGGCTATTGTAAACTATTGGTGTATTCTTTCTGTTCTTTCATTTTTGTCATTAAAACAAATAGATAAAGATTTAGATTTGAACGAATACAGAGATTGGACTCTCCTTACTGTTACTAGAAAACAAAGAGACTATGGTTCGGACAATATTGCCAAATTTGGTCTTAATGGTTTGGTAATTAGGATTCATGATAAAGTAGCTCGCCTTGAGAATTTAATTAAAAAAGGTTCCGGTCCATCTAATGAATCTCTCCAAGATACATTACTAGACATCATTGGGTATTCCATCATTGCAATCAAATGGATCAATGGTACATTCCTATTCCCGATGTCAAACAATGATGACTTTATGCCAAAAGCTTTGACAGACGGTAATTTTTTTTACTCAATTGATGAATCACCAATCAATAGGCATAATAAAATTCCAATTACGACATCTAATGGACCAATTGTAACAAACTACGCAGTTTACGATTCTCGTGGGGCAAATGTGTCAAGCGGGAGCTATACTTATAAGGGTCCAATCTATCCGGAACCAAATCATCCCAATCCAAAATTTAGATAATATGGCAATTTACGATTATAAGTGTGAGAACGATCATCTTTATACTGAGATTCGTTCAATAAAAGAAGAACAAAAGAAGACTCATTGCGAACATTGCAATGGGGAATTAAAACAAGTCTATTCAGCTCCTTTGATGCAATTAAAGGGCACTGGCTTTTATCGGAATAACAGATAGTGTATAATGTATATGACACCCTTTGTGTTTGTTGCGCAAGTGCAGGCTACCTTGGGACCGTTATAGTACAAATGAAAGCCCCGGAACTATCCCTACGCAAGTAAATAGCCGGGGTTTTTGAATTGAAAGGAAACAATGACATATAGAGCAGAAGAATTAGATTTGCCGTACATGAGCAATGTGTTAACAAGACATGATGGACTTGAAGAAACTCAAAAATTAGCTGAAAAATCTTGGCTAGTAAAAACAAGAATTGGCTATGCGGTTTTACGCAATCAAGATTGTTTTGCAATTCTGCGAGACAAGCGATGGCAATCTCCACTCATTGTATTCAATGATCTCCACTCAGCCTTAACTCCGGAATACCGTGAGAAAAGAAAAAGAGGACTTCTTTTAATCAATGGAGAAGACCACAGGCGTTTAAAAAAAATGATTATGCCTGCTTTTACACATATGAATGCAATATATATGAAACCAAAAATGGAGCAAATTATGGCTTCTTTACTTGATAATATTGCAGAAAAAGGTTCATCAAATTTAACTGAAGATGTATTCAGCTTTTACCCAATTGCTGTGCTTTGCGATCTGTTTGACATTCCTATTGAAAACTGGGAAATATTAGACAAGTGGTCAAAAACTCTTTTGGATCTGTATAACATAGATAGCAGTGTAACTCTTGAAATGATTGAGAATCTGCAATCTGATATAAATAAGTTTACAGATCGAGTTATCAAGCAAAAAAGAGATAACCCCGGTGAAGATGTCATTTCAAAACTTGTGTTGCCAGCAGAGGATGGAGAAGTCCTTTCTGATTTTGATATAGCAGCTGTCATTGAAATGATTGTTACAGCTGGTATTGATACAATAAGAAATCAATTGAGTTTGTCAATGGGATATTTATTAGAGCATAGAGAAGAAGTTGATTTGCTTTTAGAAGACAGAAACCGTGTTATTCATCTAGTGGAAGAACTGGCGAGACTAACACCAACTCTTCGTGGTACATTGAGAATGGCAACAGAGGATATTGAATATCGTGGTGTTATATTCCCCGAAGGAACATTAATCTCAATCAATGTTGCATCTGGCAATCGTGACTCAGATGTTTTCCCTGAACCTAACAAGCTTATTGCTTTTAGAAAAAATAATGCAAGTCAAATACTTACTTTTGGTGGAGGACTTCACCAATGCATAGGGATGATTCTTGCCAAAGTTGAAATGGAAGTAGCTATTATTTCCATTGTTGAAAGATTCCCCGATATCAAAATAGACGGTGAATGCGTTCATTCACCAAGCTCAACTATATTTACCAATATAGAAGTTCTACCAGTAGTGTTTACACCAAAACAGAAAAACAATTAGAAAGAAGTTATATGTACGAATATGTAGTAAAAAAATTATACAAAGTAGTTGATGGTGATACCATTGATGTAGACATTGACCTAGGGTTCAATATCTCTTATTACCAGAGAGTGAGACTTGCTGGTATTGATACACCAGAATCTAGGACTACGGATAAGAAAGAGAAAGTTCTTGGTCTTGAAGTAAAGAAAAGACTAGACGAAATTCTTAAGGCTGCAACCAAGATTGTTATTAGAACAGAAAAACCTGACTCTACTGAGAAGTATGGAAGAATCCTTGGATGGGTCTTTATTGATGACCAGCCAACTTCTGTTAATGAACAGTTGATTAAAGATGGTTTTGCTTGGGAATATATGGGGGAAACGAAGATTAAAGACTTCGACCTGCTCCAGAAAAGAAGAGTCAAGAGTGGAAAGTGATCCCCAGATGGACAGAGTGACAATCAAGTGGTGGATTGATAGGTGTGCTATGTTTGAAGAAGAAAATTCAAAGTTAAAAGAAAAGGTTGAGGGAATGATGTCCACCATAATTAATCAAGAATGTGAGATATCTAGGCTTGAGCGGAATCAGCGTTACTAATGATAGATATTTTTGAAAACTTCATACCAGTTAAGGATCAGAACCTAATTGAAGATTTTGTCTCTAGCAACGCATTCCCTTACCGTTTTCAGAATATTCATAACGATCCATTAGAGACTGGCAGTTCATCCCTTTCTGGTAAACAACTAACCAACCATCTTTTTATGATGGGGGAAGAGAAACAATCCCTGAATCTTCCTGTCATATTACCGATTATTAGTTCTATTCAGGATAGGTATGGGGATATTCGGTTGTACCGAGCAAAGGTCAATGTCACGATGCCAAACCCATCCCGGTGCAGTCCTCAGACACCACATACTGATTTAAAACTAGAAGATGGCAGTTTGGTACCACATCTTGTCTGCCTGTACTATGTGAACGACTCAGACGGTCCTACATACTTCTATGATGACGACCTCAATGTTGTAAAAGAAGTAGATCCCAAAAAAGGAACGGCGGTTGTGTTTGATGGAGATATCCTTCATGCGGGAAGCAATCCCGTATTGAGTCCTTTCAGATTTGCAATAAACATAAACTTCCTCCCAGATGGAGGGGCGGTATGACCAAGGTGGCACCCGAAAGATACTATGTACTGATTGCAAGGTGGTTTGCAGTATTGTGTGTGGGTTATGCCGGGTATGTAGCTATTTCCTCGTGGCTTAGCAATAGCTTGTGGTCACGGAATCGCCGGCATCGGCAGAT